CATGATGTTTTTCTTGATATCGGCTCTTCTTTTACTGATATATTAACATCTAGTAATAAGATGCATGGTTGTATTTTAACTGAATCCGTTCGTGATTTGAACCGTTATTTGTCACATTTAGCCTCTGCTGATACTGCTGATTTGTCCTCGGATGAACATGATAAAGTTAATCACATTGAAAGTGCTATTTTTGCTAATTCGGTTTTCAATTATGATTTTGCTGATTCAAAAGCAACCTTTTGCAATTGTTCTGCTGAAAAATGTACAGTTAAGGCCGATTTTGCAATATCTATTCATAGTCTCTATGATATTTCACCACAACAAGTTGCTCAGCTTTTTGCAACTCATAATTTAAAAACAATGGTTGCATGGCTATTTTTACCACAAGAATTGATATATGGCGATCACGCTACTCGTGCTCGTGCGTATAGTGGACAACACAACTGGTATTCATACCGTGAAAAAGATGATTTGTCTTTTATGGGTTTCAACGACTGTTCCTTTGTTTATAAACATAAAACAGCTTCTTGGCGTAAATGGATTGATCTAACGTTGATTGACGCCGGTGCTTTTAAAATATCTATTGAAATTGTTCAAAGTTGCGGTCCTATGCACTGCTTACGTTTTCAACGCATACCCGCACATGCTACTGGTTCACTTGAACGTGAATGGGTACCTAATTATTTGTCTGATTTTGTCGTTATACCCGATATTACGGATTACATCAAACATGACATGACTCGAAGACAGGTTAATTTGAGAGAAATACTGGTTCCTAAAAATATTTGGTTTAAAGGTTGTGTCCAGGCATATAAACCGATGGTCTTGGATGCGAATACCTTAATCCAATTTGCTGCTGGTATTACTCAACGCGTTGATGTTGGCACTATAACAATTAATAATTCTGTTGAGATGGGAGCTGATGAGTTTTATAGATTTTGCCAGACCATGATTTTTATGGCGATGGCTGCTCGTCGTATGTATGCTGATAATTTTTCTGCTGTTGTCGCATATCTTAAAACTCATGATGTTCATCCCGGATGGATACAATCTACGATTCTACAATTCGATGAACTTGTTACAAATTTACGCTCGTTTTTCAAACCGCGTAATATACATCCTACATCAATTTATGGTTTCGAGGCGTTGGAATTTAAAAATTTGTTATGTGGTTTAACTGAAGTTGTTAGTCTCGTACCTTTCCAAACAGTTTTTAACACTGTTATTTGTGCGTGCGGGGTGTCGCATGTTGGTCCGTGTTTTTGTGAACTGTGCGGTACATCTATTGCTGGCCAATCTCATCATTGCGAAAAACTTGATTTTTGCAAACCTTGTGGTGCACCAGCTTATGAATGTACTAATTGTCATCTTTGTTTTCCACCGATTATTGATCACTACTGTTACAATTACAAGATGAAAGAGTCCTATCCCACCGTTGCTGGTCGCAAACCGGTTGTTTCGGACCATTTGTGTGACAAGGGTTATGATGATCAATCTTTCATGACTATGTATAACATTGCATCATCTCTGTCTCAAGAGGAGATAAATCATGTTAATTATATACATAATTCTATTGTGCACCATCGTCTTTATCGTACTGATTTCGACCATTGGTTTTCAACTTGCCCAGTTTGTTTTTCACATTGGCATGGTGATCAATTATGCAATGTTCACATTGAGCATAATCAACGGAATTTAGCTTTTCATGAATCAGAGACCTTACGACTTCGTAACTTACGTGAGAAGGCTGATAACGATGAAATTCGTCTGACAACATTTAATGATGACGATTTTCCTGTTCATGCTATGAAACGTTCATCAAGTTTTTCGGAATTTACACATGTACGTAAAAATGACAGACCATTTGTCATTCCAAATCGTTTTGCTAGTTCAGACGATGTTCGTGTCACTGGTGGTTCCAATGTCTATACAAATGTTAATGACATCTTTCGAAATACTTTGAAACACTCAATTTCAACTGTTGAAATTAGAAGTGATGTTGATATAAACATGGAATTTGCTTCTGTTGTTCACGTTCCCGATTGTGATTTAGCTCCCATGCAAGATTATCATCATGTTAGACATAAATACGTTCGTGATAAGATGGCTTTCCCTCGTGTACGCTCTCTGCGTGCTTTAAAACCTATTGGAATATCGTCAAACGTGTTTGTTAAACCTTTGGGTTTTTATCCATTTCCTTTGGATCAGAACCTTGACTCTGAATTGGCCAAGTTAGACATCAAATCTTATGATGCTGCTGTTTCTTGTTTACCATCTTTTCGTTATGTACAGAGTAATCGTGCTTGTTTGAAATTAGAACAGTGTTTTAAAAATTGGAAGTACAGCTTACCAAAGATGTCGAGTGCATTAGATGTTGGCGCCGCACCAGGTAGTGCTGGCGTTTTCCTTAAAAAATATTTTGAACAAGTTGATGGGATACAACACCCGGAGGATCTTGTTATTGAGAAATATCGTCGCAATTATCGACAATTATTTTCAACTCTTGCACAAGATTTTAGAACTGAACAAGGTTATGATTTTGTTTATTGCGACATTGGTGGTGTTGAAGCTTGGAAAAATGCTATTTTCCCTGTTCTGAATCTTGTTTGGGACAACAACTCTACTGCCATCATTAAAATGTTTACACCTGATTCAGATTACAATGAGGCACTTTATTTTCATCGTGATTTGTACGATTGGATTTTATCACGGTTTGATTTTGTCGATATTTATAAACCACCTTGTTCTGGTGAGAACAATTCTGAATATTATCTTTACTTGTCTCGTCCGGTTGCTGTTCGTCAATACAAAATGAACGAATATGAACGTATTGCTTCTATTTGTTGGTTACTCGAAAATAAACGTCGTTTTGTTGTACGTCGTTTGATTAGCACTATAATCAATCCTGTTTTAACTGATGATTGGTCACCTTTGGCTCGTCATCGTGTTATGATTCACGCTAGTGCCGAGGAAATATCAAAAATGCGTTGTCATCTACAGGCTGTCGATTTGAACCCTAAACTTAATGAGGCATGCCGTAAAGTCAGTCGCATTAATTTCCCGAAAGATATGGCTGCTGACATGCTTACTGGTGTTCCTGGTTCTGGTAAAACCAGATTTTATAAATCTGTTGTTGATAATGATACCATAATAGTTGCACCTACTCAAGAGTTACGTGATCAAATCAAAAACGACCTCAAAAATGCGTTTGTTGTGACTCAACATCAAGTTTTTGCTATATCGAAAGTTTTTAAGAAACTTATTATTGATGAAGCATGGTGTTTTTACACCGTTCAAATTGCTGCTATACATGCGCATATTCAACCTGACTCAATGTTGCTTGCTGGTGATCCTAATCAAGTTCCACCGATTGATTATGAGTCCGATTTTACAGACTGTTTTAAATTGTCTGATTCTTATGAGCATATTAATAATATGACAACTCATCGTTGTGCGCATGATGCCACATCTTTGGCTTATGGCTTAGGATATAAAGGAATGAAAACAACTTCATCTGTTTCGTCATCTATTTCCATGTTACAATGCACAAAAGCTACGGCTGAAAATGTTATTAAGAAATTGGGTTTTCCGATGATCACTTTTAACGATTCAACAGCTACTGAGTATTTAACTAAAACCATTCATCGTTCACAAGGTTCAACTTATCCGAATCTCGTTTTATATGTTGATGCAAAATCTATCAACACTGGATTACTTCGTTCTGTTGCTCACATTCGTGTCGCTTTAACACGACATACTGATAATTTATTGATTCTAGGAAGTGCTGATGGCTTTGTTGATACACTTTTTCATGTCAATTCAAAGCTTGAGGTGAACAACGCTCGTTTCGGACAACACGTGTCCGATACTGACGTTGTTTGCTAGCAATCACCGCACTTGTTTAACGTAGGCATGTATTTAGAACCTGTACCTTTAGATCGCAATGTTACTGCTGATATTGTTTCTGATGTTCTTGATGGTTATATGAATTCAAACAATATTCTCGACGATCACATTGCACAAGTTGGTATTCTACATGCTGAAAATAAAGGTGGTGGTCGTGGTATTTTAAATGCCGAAAAATACATTGCTCGTATCGTTAAACAAACTCGTATTCGTGGGAAAAAGTTACCAACTCATACCCATGCTCGTAATCAATTTAATTTAACCAGTGTGATGCTGTACACGCTTATGGATCGATATTCGAAGATTACTATTGGTTCTAATGATGCTATTGATGATTTGATAGCTTGTTTTGAAACATTTGCAACGAAGTTTTGCAAACCAATACCTTATGAACCTTTACAAATTCAACCTACTCATGAATTAGCTATAAAATTTCTTGCTAATTGTGGTCCTAATGCTACTGCATTATTTAATTATGTGTCTAATCGTTCTGTTTATGATGATTTCACTGTTCATTATGCGGCATATATGCGTTCTCTTCAGGAAAAGAACATACCTGCTGATATGCTTCAAAAAGAATTTGATGATTTCTCTGCTTTTATTGATTTCTTCGCTAAAAGACAAGCTAAAGCTGACATACGACACTTTTATGACACACGCATGAAAGCTAGTCAAGGTGTATCGGCTTTTCAGAAACACGTTAATGCACTTTTGTCTTCTTATAGTCGACAACTTGCTGAAACTTTGCATACTATTTTGTTGCCCAACGTTTTGTTAGCTTCGAATCGTTCCGATGCTGAGTTAGGTGCTTATATCGCCAATATAATGCAAGCTGATAAATATGAAGATATTTGTGAAAATCTGGCGAACGATTTTGCTGAATATGATTCTAGTCAATATTCTTTGTCACCTATGGCTAATTCTTTGTTTATGTCAATGTTTCATGCTCCTGATGCCATAATCGATCTGTATTTGAGTATGCGATCTAACTGGCGTTTGAATGATGACGTTATAAAATTTTATGGTTCCCAAAAAATGCATTCTGGTGAACCTTTTACTTTGGTCGGCAACACTTTGTTTGGCATGCTTGTTATTTCTTATGTTGTTGATTTTGATCATCTTTGTTTTGCTATCTTCAAAGGTGATGATTCTGGGCTGCGCGGTATCAATGTCCGGTTTTCTGAAATTGTTCAAACTTGGACTAAGCAACGTGGTTTGTCTATGAAAGATGAATATCCACCTTTTATGGAATTTGCAGGTATGATTATCACTGCCCTTGGTTTCTTTCCGGATGTTTTACGTAAATGTTCTAAGGTTTTGTCTACTGTTTATCGTGATTTTAATCATTATAAACAGGCTGTCTTAAATTTAGACGCTGATTTGACATGTTTGACTTCTGCTGCTCATGTTAATTTAGGTGTGCAAGCTACGGCTGCATATTATAATTGGTTAGGTCGTACTAATACTGTTCATGCGTCAGAGGTTGAGTTGCTTTTAGGTTTTCTACAAAACCAAGTTCATGTTGAATATGCTGACTTACCAATATATGACAAAGAAGTGTTTTTCGATTTTACTAATTATAATATGTAGGGGTTTGGTATTTTATTCTTTGTCCTTTTACCAAACTGCCTCCCTTAAGTTTTCGTCCTTCTAAAGCTTCCTTAAAGAAGAAATGTCAATTCCCTCTGAAACAGCTGCCGGGCGCGCCTGGTCCGAAAAGTACTTACATCCACCATCCGTCAAGCGTAATGGATACATCGCAACACCCGACAACAACATGTCCCCCGTTTGTACTCTCGAGCTCGACAGTATCACCAACATTTCACCAATTTTCTACGCTGGAGACACCGTTCCACCAACCCAATATTATTCAACTGACTTGTTCTTTTTGCAATCATCTGGTGCCCGTGTCGTGTGTTATGTCTTTGTCCGTAGTCCCACCTACCTCTCTGGTAATTGGGTTCTCCACCCCCAAACTCCCGCTGTCACGTTCGATCAGTATGACTTCGATGGGTCCTGGGGAGCTGATGTCCAGCTTCAGCGATTAGGTTACAAAAGTTGTACTTATTATTTAAATGCAACACAATTTAATGATCAAGGTACTGTGACAATTGCACAGTTTCGTCCTAATATATTTAATTCTAATATTACGGTTCCACCTCCTCTTGACACACATCCACCATTATTTAAGAGGATGAACGGTAGTAATCCTGCTGATTTTAACACCCAGATTATCGATATGGCTCACGTTGAAGGCGGTGCTTTTACTGGCGCTTACGTTCCTTCTACGTCCACTATGGTTCAACAATCCTCACCTAAAGCTGTTTCACATATGGCTCGTGATGGTTGTTTTGTTCCTCAACATTGGTCACAACCTATCAATACATTTTTCAATCAGCCTGATACGGCCGATGGTTCTGAATATGATCTCATCCAGACTTACATTCGCTTTTTAACTGGCGATGGTAATAGTCATCTTGTGCCTCTTAATAATGCACCTTTATCTTCACCTGGTTTATTACACCAATATTCTGATACTGTTTGGTCTGATTTTACATGGGCCATGGTTATGTTTACTGGTTTATCGGTGCCCACCGGTGAGGGTATGGCGAATGCACCTTATATAACTGTAAAGTCTTATGTTGGTGTTGAAGTACAACCTGCACCAAAATCGTCATTTGTTTTCTTTCAAGCTGCTGCTCCTATACCTGATGATAAGGCTATTCATGCTGCCGCTGGTGTTGTTCATCAAAAACCTGATGGCTATCCGTCTTCAGCTAATGATTTTGGATCTATACTTGGTTTAGTTACCACTTATGTGCCTAAAATTGTCAACTGGTTGTCTAATGCTTTTTCTGCAAATAAACCAACTGTTGCCCAAGTTGCACCTATTGTTGAGAAGGCTGTTGCTAAAATTGAAAAGAAAAGACCATCTCGTATACCTAGACCTCGTACTTATCCTAAGATACAACAAGTGAAGAGTTCTCAACGACAAATTGAGGCTTCTTTACGTGCTTTTCATGCAGTTAAACCTAACAAAAATGCCGCTAGGAAATATTCTGTTAAACAAGTATCTAATGCCAACAATGGTCCAAATTTACCACGCGGAAATAATATGATGGTTCCACGATTATCTGGCATCAGAGAACCTGCGTCACGCGTTGGCGGGTTTGGTAATGTAGGTAATCTTCGTCGTGCTTTGGAAAATGCTAATTTATGATTGTTTACTATGTAAACAATTTTGAAGGGGCTTTTCTATTTTAAACATGGCTGCTTGTAATTCATCATCATCATCTGAACTTATGGCATCCTCATCGTTACCTTCTTCTGAACCACGTTTTGAACTTGCTGATTTTCGTTGTTCTATTACACTTGAAACACCATCGGATCCTGCTACAACTGATTGTGGTCATATTTTTGAATATACTGCGATTTTGAATTGGCAATTTCATCACGATTCGTGTCCAATTTGTAAAGAACCACTTTTTCGTGGTAATATCACTCGTTCACCTTTTCTTGCTCGTATTCTTCGTCCATTTGTTGCTCCGCGGTTAGCCGCCGAAAAACTTGCTTTCTTGATGGATGATTATGAAGCTGTTCCAGAGCTGATCGATCTACCATTAGTTGCTACACCTGTATTAACTACTCTTCGAACACCTGAACCAGACTTGCCGACTTTTCGTTGGCCATTAATTGATTTTGTTCGTTCATCTGAAAACAATGGCTTTTTAACAACTATTCATCAAACACAACCTCGTCACGAGATTCTTGGTCATGGCAACTTGATTAATTTTCATTCTTCAAATTTTGCTACTTTGACCAACAATGTTTATGTTTCTAATGCGACATTTTATGCGCATTGTGTTCAACCTGATCAAACATCTGATCTTTATAAGTACATGTATCGTCATCGCGGTAGTGTTACTTCAGCTATGATTGCTGCTGCGCATCATGGTTATTTCGTTTATGACATGTTTTATCATTCACCAAATCGTTATGTGTTAATGTCACTTTCTTTTCGTCGTGACATGGGTTCACATTCGCTCGATTTGTTGGTTTAAGTCGCAGTACTCACTTGGTTTTCAGTGGTTTTTCCAAGTGTTTTAGATCAAAATTTTTCCACTTCCTTCGGCGCTTAATCGGTTATATAACTCGCGATCTCACAACGATCATTCCTGTTTTCTCCTTTTTACGTTATTTAATAGATACAATATTATTTAACTCGACCACATTTGAATTTGTGGTTCCCCGATCCGTTTGATAGAAGTTATACTGCTATGCAAACCATGTACCGCTAATCTACAAGATTTATAACAATACTCATTAGCGAGTGTTATTTATCAGCAGGCAAATATACATGGTCTTCTATCATTCGTGCGATGCTCTCGTTGTGAATTTAATTGTCAGACTTTCTGTTTGTTTTATTATTTGTTTAA